CTAGCGGTCGACCGCGATGGTGACGTGCGGCGGCAGCGGGTCCGCGGCGGTGTGCGTGCCGGCCTCCTGGGACAGCACGCCGTACAGGTACAGCTCGCGAGCGCCCTCGTGCAGGGGACCCTGGAACGAATGCGTCCACACGCTCTGACCGCGGCCGGCACCGGAGCCGCCGGCGCCCCTCGTGTCGTACTGGTTGCCGAGATCGTCCCGCAGGAATAACACCGCATAGTCGGGGCCGGGCATCGTCGACGGCTGCAGGGCAACGACGCTGATCCGGTCGTCGTAGCCCACGACCGCGATGATCAGCATCTGCCCGACGCCAGCTATGTCGACGGCGTCCACTGGGGCTGCGATGCGTCGAGCCGACGTGGTGGTCCGCAGCCACCGCTCGACTTCATCGCCCAGGCCGGGCTGGGGGTCGTCCATTGGGCGACGGTAGCGCCCGAGACGGGCCTGTGGGGCCCGCCCACGGATCAGCCGCCGGCCTGGGGATGGGGTGCGGCCGTCAGCTGTCGGCCGCGTGGTTGCCGGGCAGGTCGGTCACCAGCGGTACGCCGTCGGCGGACAGCGGCGCCTCGAGCGGGGTGACCGCCTCCCGGGCGCGCAGCGCGGCCAGGATCGGGGCTGCGACGGCCACGAACGTGGCCACGGCGGTCGTCAGGCCGCCGGCGGCGACGACCCAGGACTGCACCTGGTCGGCGGTGACCCAGCCGACCAGGGTCAGGATCGCGCCGATCGCGGCCACCAGGCCCGAGACGGCGGCTGCGGCCTGGGCGGCGCGCAGCACCGGCTGGGGCCGGTCGGCGGGGACGGCGGGGGTGCTCTCGGTCATCGGGTCTCCTCTCGTGCGCCGGGCCGGGTCAGCTCGGCGATCAGTGCGTCTTTCGCGGCCTCGCGGGCCTGCCCGGCGGCCTCGCGGGCCTGCCCGGCGGCTTCCCGGGCGTGGGATGCGGCCAGGTCGCTGCGCGCCTGCGCGACGTCGGCGCGCAGGCCCTCCACCTCGGTGCTGAGCTCGCTGATCCGGTGCTCCAGCGGGGCCACCAGCGCCATCGCGGCGGCCGTGATGACCTGGGTCGCGTCGGCGGTGGCCTTGTCCGACTCGGCCTTGAGCTTGCGGCGGGCGGCGACGGCCTGGATCGCGGCGACGATGACCGCGCCGATGCCGCCGCCGATCAGCAGTTCGGAGAGGCCGCTCACCGGCCCACCTCCCGCATGGCTCGCAGGGTCGAGCGGACGAACCGCCAGATCTGGGACGCGCGCACCCAGCAGGCCACGCCGAACCCAGCGATGATCGCCGCGGGCAGCTGCCGGCCGGGGGTGTCCAGGCCGTCCCATACCCCGATGCCGTAGATGACGGTCCCGGCGCCGACGGCGACCAGGCCGACCATCTCGACCAGCAGGCCGGTGTCGTGCCGCAGCCGGGCCGCGGCGGGCACCCAGCGGTCCAGCTGGCGCCACCAGGTCCACCACGCCCCGGTCAGGGCCACCCAGCAGCCGCCGACCAGCAGCCACGCCCAGACGCGGACCATGACCGGTCCCAGTAGCGCCTCGGTCGAGCCGGGGGTGGGCGCGCCCACCAGCAGCGGCGCGCCGACCACGAGCCCGAAGCCGAGCACCAGCAGCTCGAACGGGTGCCGGCCGTTCTCGATCCGGTGCGCTATCAGCGGGTCCACGTCAGCTGACCGGCCCCGTGGCGGGGTTGCCGTCGCGGGCCCGGCGGTCGCGGACGTCCTCGATCGCCTCGGCCAGCTTGGCGTAGTCGATCTGCACCACGACCTTGCCGGGGTCGACGGTGGCCGCGGTGCGCTCGGCGGCGGTCTTGATCAGCGCGTAGGTCGCGCCGTCGGGGTGGTCGTCCTGCACGGACCCGGTGAGCTTGACGACCTCCTTGCGGACCGACATCACCTGGCCCACGAAGTCGTCGGTGGGGCTGCCGTGGTGGGTCCGGTAGTCATGCGGGGTGCGGAAGTCGCGGACGAACTGCAGCAGTTCGCGCTGCTCGGCGTCGGACAGGGCCATCAGGAACTCCTCCACGGGGGTGATCGCGGCCGCCTGCCGACGGAAGGCGGCCATGTCGACGGTTCGGCCCGGCGCGTAGCCGGGGTCCCACTTGCCGGTGACCGACGTCTCCTGGTGGGCGCGGACGATCTCGACCGACCCGCGGCCGAGCAGGTTCCCCAGCGCGCGGGTCAGGGCGAGGGCCACCAGCAGCTGGCCGGCGAGCATCGGCGCCGACCCGGCGTAGTCGATCTCGTGGCCCCAGGTCTGCGGGTTGAACAGCTTGAGGGCCGGCACCGGCCCAGACGCGCGGGACGCCCCGGCGTGGTTGGCCGGGTGTGCGGCGTTCACGTGCAGCCGCGGCACCTCGACGGTGCACGCCGGGCCGGCGGTGTTGCACAGCGGGCCGTCCAGGCCGGGCCGGCCGTCCCGGAGCACGGTCTGGGTGGGGAACGGCCGCGCCAGAGACGACGGCGACGCGGTGTGGTGCATGGTGCCGAAGCTGTAGTTCGCGGTGGTGCCGTTGCCCCGCTTCTCCCACCCGGGCTCCCAGGTGACCACCAGGCCGGGCAGCAGCCGGCGGCACTCGGCGACCAGCTCGAGGGTGAACTGGACCGCGTCACGCCTGCCCACGGAGCACCTCCAGGTCGGCCTCGGCCGCCGCGATCTGCTCGGCGAACAGGTCGTGGTCGACCCCGGCCCACGGGTCGAAGTCGTCCCGCAGGTAGGGCGCGTCGGGGTCGGCGTCCAGCTCGCCGACGACCCGCAGCAGGGCGGGGTCCTCGGGGTGCCGCTGCACCCAGACCCGGACGTCGTCGGCGTTGGTCTCAGGGTCGTCGTCGGCGGCCGCCACGGCGGACAGGTGGGCCACGACGTGCTCGCGCTCTGCCTGCAGGGCGCTTTCGTCGTCGGCGGGGACATCGCGCACGTAGCGCACGGGCACCTCCGGGCAGGGGTGATGACCCGCAGCCCGGGCGGGCGCGGGGTGTCGAGGCGACGGCCTCAGCGGTGCGGCAGCGCCGCGGCGACGATCGGCTGCAGGCGCTCGGCGATGACCTGGTGGCCCTCGTCGCTGGGGTGGAGCCCGTCGGCGCCGAGCAGCGAGGGCCGGCCGGCCAACCAGCCGCTGGGGTCGACCCAGACCGCGCCGGCGGCGGCCGCGGCGGCCCGGACGGCGCGGGTCAGCGCAGCCTGGGCCGGGGTGGGGGTGCTGGTGGCCCACTGCGGGCCGACGACGACGAGGGCGGACCCGGGTGCGGCGCGCCGGATCGTCGCGTAGGTGACGGTGGCGGCCATCGCCACCGAGGCCACCGGCATCGGGGTGTCGTTGATGCCGCCGAACACAACGGTGACCGCGGCCGTCGGCTCGGGCCAGGTGGTAGCGGCGTAGGGGTAGGTCGACACCTGCCCGGCGACGTACCCGGACCCGGGGACGGCGTCGTTGGCGACGTCCATCCCCAAGGCCCGGGCCACGAGGGTGGCCCAGTTGGCCTCCCCGACGCCGTCGCGCAGGTAGCCGGCGGCGAAGCTGTCGCCGTAGACGGCCAGCAGCTGCCGGTCGGGCTCGACGGCGGCCGCGGCGGGCTCGGGGACGGCGAGCTGCAGCGGGTGCACGCCGACCAGCGGCATGAAGGCGCACATGAGCAGGGCCAGCAGGCGGCTCACGCCACGCGGTAGTCGCCGGCGACCAGCAGCTGCGACCCGTTCTCGACGCCGAACTTCCCCGACACCTGGGGCACGCCGGCCCCCGCCGCGGTGCCCATCGACATGTCGGCGTACCGCTGGTCGGCGGCGGTGGGGGTCTTGCGGACGACCAGCCGGCCGCGGCTGCCGCCGGTGGCCAGGATGTACACGTAGGCGTCGATCGTCTCGGCGCCGCCGTTCCCGTGGAAGAACTGGCCGGGCAGCCGCTGGCCGAGCCGGGTGGGGGCCGCCGGCAGCGGCAGCGTGACGTCCAGCGAGCCGCTGGGGATGTTCAGCCCGGTGCCGAAGTCCAGCTGAAGGGACTGGATGTTCATCTGCTCGCCGCGGGCCAGGTAGTCGCACCGGAACTGCCCGTTCGTGCCGGGGAGCACCTGGGTCGACCCCTGGAACAGCTGGGGGGTCATCACCGCGGCGTCGGGCATGATCCAGCGGCGCTCGTCGACGATGTTGCTGATCGACGTCGACGAGGAGCCGGCCAGGGTCCAGGAGAACAGCGGGGTGTCCCACACCCCGGCCTCGACCTGGGTCAGCGCGGGGGCGACGGGGCTGGCGGCCGGGGTGCCGATCAGGATCAGCGGGTACGCCTTGAGCGCGGCCGGGTCGCGGCGGATCACCAGCCGGTCGATCCGGGCGTTGGTGTTCGTGTTCAGGCCGTAGGCAGCCGTGCCGGGCGTCGGCTGGGTGCCCGACGCGCCGGACACCCACTGGCTCTCGGTGCGCTCGTACAGCACGCCGCGGGCGTGCACCCGTCCCTGCGCCATCTGCACGGTGATGACCGAGCCGGCGACGGCGAAGGACAGCGCGCAGGCGCCGTTGCCGAAGCCGATCGCCGGCACGCCGATGACCCCGGACGGCGACCAGGCCGGGGCCTGCCGCAGGAAACGCTCCAGGGGCCAGGGCTGGCCGTCGACGGGGGTGTAGAGGTCAGGCACGGGTTACTTCCTCCGCTCGAGCAGGGACAGTCGGGTGCCGACGCGCGCGGCGACGGCGCGGCTGGCGGGGGTGGGCTTGACGGTGGCGTCGGGGCCGCCGACGGCTGGGGTGATGGCCTCGGCGCCGTCCTCGTCGACGTCGAGGCGGATCTGGCGGACGACGTCGACGACCGTGCCGACCGGGTCGCCGAAGCCGGGCACGGCGACGTAGACCGTGACGGTGTCCCCGGGGTAGGGGCCCCAGTCGACGCCGTAGCGGACGTCGCCGGTGTCGGCGAGGGCGAAGGCCACCGACTGCATGCCCTGGCCGCCGGCGACGCCGTCGGCTGCGGACTTGAGCAGTTCGGCGGTGTCGGTGGTGTCGCGGCGGTCGATGTAGCGCCACCGCCGCAGCAGCCAGGCCAGATCCTCGGCGTCGGTGGTCGTCACCACCCGCTGCAGCCGCAGCTTCAGGTCCCCGCCGCCAGCGGTCACGGCGTCGGTCACGTCGGGCCGGCCGCGGCGGAAGGTGACCCCGGTGAGGTTGCCCAGCTCCACGGTGAAGTCGACCGACGCCGCCAGGTTGCGCGGCGCGATGACGTCCAGCCGTAGGCCGTCCACCGTGCTGGTCAGCCGGGGCGCGATGTTGGCCCCCGATCGCACCGACATCGTGGCCAGGGCGTCCAGCAGGCCGTCGTAGCGGAACGACCAGGGCTGCGCGGCCCCGATCCCAGGGTCGGGACCGAGGTACAGCCGGGGTATCCGGTAGTCGGCCTGGGCGCTGGACCCGGCCTGCTCGCGGACCAGCCGCAGCATCCCCGCCGACGGCGTCTCGGTCGCCGTCCAGTAGTCCACCGTCGACTGCGCGTCCGGCTGCCGGGTCGGGTCCGGCCAGACGATCCGGTCGGCCAGCCGCGTCTCGTCGCCCTCGACCATCAGTTTGATCAGCGCCCGCTCGCTGCCGGCGTCCCACAGCAGCTGCTGCTCCACCACCGGACCGGTCAGGAGGTCCACGCCATCCCGGCGGGCCACGACCCCGCACCCGGGGCCGGTGTCGTTCCACCGCTGCGGGGTGAAGGGGAACATGACGATGCCGGTGGACACGTCCAGGTGCTTGAGCAGCAGCGTCAGCGACGAGAACGGCAGCTCGTCGCCCAGCGCCAGCGCGGTGTCGCGCGACCACACAGACCAGTCGGCCACCTCAGATCCCCCCGAACTTGGGTCGGTAGGCGTACTGGACGTTCGCCCCGGCGCCGGCGTCGCCGAGCAGCACGGACACCCGGTTGCGGCGGCCGTCGGTGAGCGCCCAGGCGCGGGGCTCGCCGATGACGGTGCTCATCAGCCGGGTGCCGTCGCCCCGCCGGAAGGACTGGAACCCGCGGCGGGTGTCCAGCACGACGGTTCCGCCGTCGGGGATGGCCACCGAGGACTGCCACACCCGGGTGGCCCCGGGCCGGGGGTCGACCGTGACGCCGTCGGGCAGCAGCAGCTCCCGGCGCAGCAGCAGCCCGTTGCCGGGGCCGGTGACGGTCCAGACGCCGCGCACTTCGTCGTCGGCCAGCTGGACGTCGACGTCCTGCTGGCCCTGGATCGACGACGACGACAGCGCGCGGGGCATCGGCAGGGTGGGGGACAGGAATACCGAGGGCGCGGCGAGGCCGAAGCCGATCGTGACCTGGTCGCCGTACCACCAGGGGTCACCGGCCCAGACCTTGAGCAGCGCCCGCCACCAGCGCCCGGGCGCCGAGGTCCCCTTGTCCTCGTTGCCGGCCAGGCCGTCCACGATGCGGCAGGTGAGCTCGCGGCCGGTGCCGTCTGGGCGCTGCACCCGCAGCACCCCGTCGCCAGCCTTGGGCCGGGTGACGTGCACCAGGTTCTGCACCCGCGCCCTCAGCTGGTCCTCGCTGTCGGCCCGCACCAGCAGCCCCAGGGCCATGTCGGCCTCGTCGGCGGTGATGGCGTCCAGCCGGGCGCCGTCGATCCCGGCCTGCCGGGAGGTGGCCAGCCGGTAGGCCGGCGACCGCAGCCCGCGGGTGCCCTCGGCGAGCACCCGCAGGCCCACGCCCTCGTCGGTCAGGTCCAGGAACCCGCCGTCCGGGCCGGTGAAGGTGATCCGGTCGGGCATCAGCCGACCCCGGCCAGGAAGTCGTCGTCGGCCAGAGCGTTGATCGCGGCCCGGGCCATCCGACGCGGGTCGTCGGCGGTGGTGATGTTGAGGACCGTGCCGCCGCCGCCGCGGCCGCTGGACGCGCCGGTGTTGGGGATGACCGTGCCCGACCCCTGCGGCTGGAACAGCTCCGGCCGGACCTCACCCACCACGTAGGTCCCCCCGCCCCGCACCGCGCCGCCGGTGGCGCGGGTGCCGTCGATGCCGTCGAACACCGACAGCGGCACGTCCTCGGTCCGGGCGGTGATGAACCGCTGCCGGATGGTCACCGTGGCCACCTGGCCGTCGAGGTCGTCCAGGGAGTTGCGGACGGCCACGATGCGGCCCGACGCCTCGTCCCGCACGTAGGTGTAGGTGGTGACCGACGTCGGGACCCGGCCGTAGGTGTTGATCAGGCCGTCGACGGTCTGCTGGTTGAAGCCGAGGGCCACCATGTTGTCCCGGATGGAGCCGATCTGGGTGCGGAACGCCTCCTCCCCGGCCTGGGTAGATCCGGTCTGGCGGGCCGTCGCCTCGGCGAACGCTGATGCGGCCTCGATCTGGTCGATCAGCGCGGACTCGTTGTCCCGCCCGGCCTGGGTGTTGCGGTCCAGGGACAGGGCGTTGGCGTCCCCGGCCTCCCGCAGCTCGTTGACCCGGGCCACGTTGTCGGCCATCGCGTCCCGCAGTGCGATGTCGGCCTCAGCCAGCGACGTCGCCGAGCCGTTCTGCGCCTCCAGCGCCTCGGTCAGCCGGGACACCGCCTGCTCGGCGTAGTCGATGACCTCCGTCGCCTGCGCGGCCGTCTCGGCCAGCGCGCTGCCGGACTCCGCGGCGTCGCTCTGGGCGATGTCGACGTCGGTCAGCGCGCCGGCGTAGCCGGGCAGCAGCGCGGTCACGTCCTCGGCGGTGTAGCCCGCGTCCTCGGCGGCCTGCTGGAACATCCGCACGACCTCGGCGGCCTCGGCGCTCTGCCCGTTGGCGACCATCGACGACAGCGCGGAGTCCAGGCCCGCGATCTGCTCCTCAGAGTCAGAGAAGTCGATCGAGAACAACCCCGACAGGTCCCGGTAGAACGAGGACGACTCGAGGTTGCCCTGGTTGTTGATGTTGTTCAGCGCGGTCACGAACCCGTCGAGGCCGCCCATGTCGGCGAACGCGCCCTGGCTGGACCCGGTCCGGCCGAGGTTGGTCAGCGAGGTCTGCAGCCGGTCGACGTCCACCGTGATGTCGGTGCCGGTGACCTCCTGGAACCCCTCCTTCACCAGGTCGAGCAGTGCCGGCAGCGCGGCCAGGGCCACGCCGACGGTGCCGAACCGGCCGAACTCCGACAGCCGGCCGGCGAGCCGACCCACCCCGGACTCCTGGGACGCCAGCCGCCCCAGCACCGAGTTGAGCACCAGGCCGCCGGCGCCGGCGGCCGCCAGCCCGGTCGCGGTGTCGGTGACCGGGGCGGGCAGGCCCTGGAAGAACTGGATGACCCCGGCGCCGGTGTTCAGGACGTCGGTCAGCGCCGGGACGACGGTCTGCCCGAACGCCTGGCCGAAGTCGGCGGCGGCGTCCTGCAGCGCGTCCAGCGCCAGCTCGTACTCGCGGGCCTGGTCGAGGGCCTCCTGGGTGTAGATCTGCCCGGCGTTGACGCCCTCGAAGTAGCCCTGGAGCCCGGACCGGCCCTGCTCGAGCAGCGGGATGAGCTCCTGGAACCCCTTGCCGAAGGCGGCGTTCCCCAGCAGGACCCGCTGCTGGGGGTCCTCGGTGCGCGCGTAGGCGTCGGCGACGTTCAGCAGCGTCTCGGTCAGCGACACCGTGCCGTCGTCGGCGTAGGCCACGGCGACGCCGTACTGCTCGAGCTTGGACGCGTCGACCCGGGCCAGCCGGCCGAGCGCGGTCCCGGCCTTGTCGCTGCTGATCTGCAGGTCGTCGAACACCGCGACGTAGCGCGACGCCTCCTCGGCGCCGGCACCGGAGATCCGCTGGAAGTTGCGGACCTCGCCGGCCAGGTCGACGTAGGCGTTGACCGCCTCGCCGGCCTTGGCCACCAGTACCCCGAACCCGACGGTGGCGCCGACGGCGATACCGGTGCGCAGCAGGTCACCGGTGATCCCGACCCGGTCACCGAGGGCCTGCAGCCGGGACGTGCCGCGGCGGGCCCCGTCCTCCACCGCGTCGCCAGCGGCCGCCCCGGCCCGGGCGGTGCTGGCCAGCGCGGTGTCGGACTTGGCCGCCGCGGTCTGCAGCTGCGTCTGCGACTGCACGCCGGCCTGTCCGACCCGCTGGACGTCGGAGACGACCGCCTCCCCGCCCCGGGACTCCAGGACGAAGGCCAGCAGCTCAGTCAGGGCCATGTGCACCCCCTCGCCGGTCGAACGTGCCCGCCTCGGCGGCGTCGATGATCATGCGGAGGTCGCGCCAGGACTGGCGGCGGGTCACGTCCGGGGGCATCCCGAAGCGGGCGAGCATCAGGAGGACGACGTCGTCCCCTGCTCGCCCGCTTCCGGAGGGGGGTCGATCACCGGCACGCCGTCGACGTACTCGGCGGGCCGGTCGTCCTCCCGGTCGGCGTCCTGCATCACCAAGTGCTCGAGCACCTGGGCGACGGTGAGGCCGTCGGCCCACGACTGCGCCGCCTTGCGGTCGACGGTGCGGGCCTTGACCTCGACGAGCACCGCCGACGCCTGCACAGCCGACTGCAGCGGCTGCAGCCGGTGCCAGGGGACGCCGGTGGCCTCCTCGATGCGGCGGGACTCGGCCAGCGTCAGGTCGTCGGTGGACAGGTCGGTGCCGTCGACCCGGATCCGCAGGACCCGCAGTGGGGGCACCTCAGCCCTGCTTGACGATCGAGGACGCCGCCGACCAGGACGACGAGACGGTGACCGCCGTGCCGACGCCGCCGGCGATGGTCAGGTCCGGGAGGATCTGGCCGTACCAGTACACGGTCGGGGTGTTGACGTTCGGGTACAGGTAGAACCGGCGCGGCAGCCCGTCCACCGCGGCCTTGTAGGTGGAGTCGGCCGCGTCGTCGAAGAACCCCTCGAACGTGCCGGTGGCGTCCGGGGTGTCGGCCACGTACTGCTTGGTCGTGTCCCCCAGCGCGGTCACGTCCTGCTTGGACGACGTCTGGTTGATCGACCACTTCGCCTGGGCCACCATCGGCTCGGCCTGCCCGGTGGTGGTCTGGGCCAGGTAGATGCGGCCCATGCGGCCGGCGACACGTGCCACGTCAGTTCTCCTTCTGGATCTCGCGCAGCAGCCGGTCGGCGCTGCGGTGGAACGTCCGGTCGGCGACCACAGCCCGGGCTTGGGCCGCGGCGTCCTGCCGGAGGTCTGGGTGGGCCATCGACCAGGCGATGACGTCGGCCAGCTCGGCCGGGGTGGTGAAGGTCGGCAGCATCGGCAGCAGCTCGTCGCCCTCGGGGCGAGGCTCGCGGGCGAAGAACACACCCGCCGCGGCCAGCTCCACCTCGCGGGGGCCCATCGCCCACCCGGCCACCAGGTCGGGCCGGGTGGCCTCTCGCCGGTAGGCGTTCAGCGACATGCCCGCCGAGGCGTACAGCGCCGCGGTCAACTGGGGCGGGCAGCACTCGTCGAGGTCGTGCACGACGCGCTCCCGCAGCGGCGAGCCCTCCGCCAGCCCGGCCCACTGGCCGGCCAGGGTCAGCGTCACCCCGGACCAGTCGACGGCCTCCAGCAGTGCGATCCGGTCGGGGAACCCGGTGCCGACGAACGTGACGTCAGCGGCGAGCTCGGGGACCGGCGTCCCGGGCCGGTGGACGGCGGGCCGGTAGGCGTGCGGCTGGAAGTAGCTCGGCGCGACCGCCTGGAACGCCCCCAGGTGGGTCGGGTCGTTGACCACGTTGAGGTCGGCGTGGCCGGCCCGGGCCAGCTGCCGGTCGTCCTCGTAGGGCGACTCGGTGTGCAGCAGCACCACCCGCACCCCGCCGGCGCGCAGGGCGTCCAGCACGTCGACCGGGACGTAGGCGCCGTGCACGACCAGCGCGACGTCGGGTCGGGTCCGCCACGCCTTGGCCAGCAGACCCTCGGCGGCCAGCCGCACCGCGCCCTCGGCGTCGGCTACCGGCTGGCCGTCGATGCGGGCGGCGTCGTAGAAGGTCAGCCGGCGGGCCAGGTCGTAGGTGACGACCTGCGCACCGCACGCCAGCAGACCCTCGCCCCAGCCGCGGTAGACGTCGGACACCGAGAACTCGGGGCCGGGGTGCACCAGCAGCACCCTCACCGGCGCTGCACCCGGCAGTAGATGTCGCCGTGCACCTCGTCGTGGATGATCTCGGGGTCGTACCAGCCGTGCGCCAGGGCGTCGGCCAGCGCCGCCCGGGTGACGTTCTGGTAGTGCTCCCCGGGCTGCAGCGGGCCACCGTCGTGGTGGGAGTGCGGCGCCCGGGGCTCGGCGGCCGCGGTCACCAGCAGCGTGCCGCCCTGCCGCAGCCACCCGGCAGCGGCCTCGAGCACGCCCGGCACGTCGTCGGTGTGCTCGAGCACCTCGGCGCACACGACCAGGTCCACCTTGTCGTCGGGCGCCCAGTCGCGGCAGTCCGCGACGACGTCGACGCCGGGGCCGGGGTGCAGGTCGATCACCGTGTAGTCGGCGGCCGGCCACAGCCCGCGCGGGGTGCCGTTGATGTTGCGGCCCCCCAGGTCGATCACGGTGTCGACGTCGGTCAGGGTGGCGGCCTGCTCGGTCAGCCAGCCCATCGCCTCTGCGTGCATCAGGAACCCAGTCCTCTCGGTGTGCTCACCGTCGCCTGCGCGACGAACAGGTTGAGCCGGTCGTCCCACCCGAACTGCCATGCCGGGTCCAGCCAGCGCGACGGCAGCTCGTCGGAGATCGCGGCCACGACGTCCTCCTGCCGGGCCTGGCCGGTGGCCGGGTCCGAGTAGGGGGCGTAGATGATCAGCCGGTAGGTCAGGGCGTCCGGCCGCATGTCCGAAGCGGTGACGGTCACCGTGACCTGGCCCGCCGGCACCGACGTCGGCTCGTAGTCCATGACGACGACCTTCTGGCCGGGCACATGCGCGGCCGCGATCGCCTTGACGTCGGCCACCAGGGCCGCCTTGCCGGCGGTCAGCGCGTTGCTCACCGCAGCACCGCCCGGATCCCGTCGGCGACCTCGTCGAGGATGATCCGGCCGACCTCGGTCCGGGCCCGCAGCTGCCCGCGCTCGAACGGGTGCTTTCCGGTGGTGCCCGGGTGGATGACGAACCGCCGGAACCCGATGCCCGGGACCGACACGCCCTTGGCCTTCCCCGCCCGGCCGCGCCGCTTCTTCTCGGTGGCCGTCAGCCGGCCGCCGCGCAGCCGGTAGGACACCCGCGAGGACGTCGCGTCGCGCGGCTCGTAGTGCGCCGAGGTGTCGCGCTCGACCAGGTGCAGCGGGCCCTGCGCGGAGATCTTCGCGGCCGACCCGGCCAGCATCCGGAACCCGGCACCGACCCGCTTCGGCTTGCCGTTCATCTTCAGCCGCCCGGACGGCACGGCGCCGTTGATCTCCTCGCGGATGATCGTGGTCGCCCGCAGCGCACCCGCCCGGACACCGCGGGTCTGGCCCTCGCGGACGGCCGGGCCGAGCTGGGCGGCCTTGGCGGCGAACTGCGCTGCGGTGCTCATGCGAACCCGCCGCGGTCCAGCAGGAACGGCGCCCAGATCGTGCGGACGGCGTTGGGCAGGTCGTCGAAGTCGGTCACCGCACCCACGTCGCTGTCGCCGTAGGTGTCGGTGCCGTAGGACTCCAGTGACCACCGGTGCCGCACCAGCAGCCGCACGCCCTCCTCGATCGACGCCGGCACGGCCGAGTAGCCAGAGGTGTAGACCACCACCACGTCGCCGCTGGGGACCGTGGCCGGCAGACCCGTCACCAGCCCGAAGCGCCGGCCGATCCGCAGCCCCGAGACGACCGCGCCGTTGATGGTCGCCACGGCCGTCACCGGCGGCTGCCGCAGGACGAGCTCCCCGCGCTGGTTGCAGGCCGTCTCGGTGACCGTTGAGGCGGTCAGCGGCCCGACGGCGTCGGCCGCCTGCTCGTACGCCGCGTTGATCAGCTGCTGCAGGCGAGCGTCGCGGGAGTTGTCGTTGGCGTCCAGGCCGACCAGCACCCGGGCGTCGGCCACGGACAGCGCCACCGGATCACCGCCTCCCGGTCAGACCGCGACGGGGACGCCGGCGGGGACCTCGTCGGCCTCCACCGGGGCCCCGTCGGCCGGCTCGTCGGAGGCGTCGGCCGGGGCCTCGACGGTGCGTTGGGGGGCCGGCTGCGCCTTGGTTGTCCGCTTGCCGGGGCGGCTGCGGCCGGGCGGGGTCGGGGTGGTGCCCTCGCGCTCGGCGGTGCCGTTGACCTCGCCGGCGTCGATGGCCTCGGCACGGGCCCACATCGCCAGCCGCAGGTACCCGCGGTCGGGGACGACGGTGGCCTCGGCCTGCCGCTCGAAGTCCTCGGCGAGCTCGATCCACGTCCAGCCGCGCTGGGTGCGCACCGTGCGGTAGTTGGCCTGCACGTCGTCGTCGATCAGGTTGCGGTCACGTCCGGTGTCGGACACGGGTACCTCCAGCTGCTGGGTGGGGAAGGGTTGGGTCCGCAGCGCGCCCGGGACTCGCGCTGCGGGTGGTGCACCGGCTCTGCTCGACCCGAGCCCTGCGGGCGACCCACCTGCCGGTTGGGCAGGCTGGGCGGCGGGGCAGGACACGGGCCCCGGGTGCCGGCCTTGCGGGGCGGCACGGTGGCCGCCGGACCTCGAGGGGTCAGTCCTTCGGGACGACCGGGCCGGTGTTCGGGGTCAGGCCGTCCACCGCGGCCGGGCCGGCGTTGGCGTCGGCGGCCTCGACGGCCTTGACCGCCTCGGCGACGACGGCCTGGTCCCCGATCAGGGCCTGCTGCGGGTCCCGGCGCGCGGACTCCACGGCGCGGGCCTGGGCCAGCGCCAGCCCGGACGGGCCGGTGGTCTCGTCGGGGTCGACGGTCTTGGCCCACTCGGACAGGTGGTCCCAGCCGCCGACCGGGTCGTCGTCGTGCCGGGCCGTGAAGTCGTCGGCGAGCTTGCGCATCGCCTGCTTGGGGGTGATGTCGGCGGCCTTGGCCGCGTCGCGGGCGATCTGCAGGTAGTTGTCCTGCGTGGCCTGCGGGATGAAGAACGTCGGGTCGACCTTCTCCACCTTGGTGGTGCTGGTCGGGCTGTCGGTGGTGGCCATGTCGTCCTCCTGGACGTCGGATGCCGGGGTGGTGCAGGGGGAGGTGGTGGTGCTGAGCGGGGGGCCTCGGGTCCCTTCCCCGGACCGTCGGCCCCCCGCTCAGGCTCAGAAGGTGGGCGTGACCAGGCCGTTGCCGGCGGTGGTGTCCAGGCCGCCGAACTTGGCGAAGGCCTGGGGGTAGCGCCCGGCGGTGAACGCCGCGTAGCCGTAGACGGCCAGCTTCACCGTGAGGTTCTGGCCCAGGGTCTGGTCGAACCGCAGCTGGCGGGGCATGCCGTCGCCGTCCTCCCACAGCAGGGCGTGGGCGGTGTCGGCGACCAGCACCTGGTCCTCGGAGTTCGTGCCGACCGTGGTCGGCACGTTGGCGTCCGTGGTGGTCGGCAGGCCCTGCAGCGCGCCCACGTAGATCGTGGTGCGGATGTCGTCGGCCGAGCCGTCGCCGCCGTAGGCGCCGGGGTTCTGGTTGACCCCCAGCGCGTTGAACGGCCCGGCGACGCCGGGCACGACCAGCGGGCGGCCGGTCGAGTCCGCCTGCGCGGTCAGCCAGCCCCAGCGGCGAGGGTTCATCGCGATCAGGCGCGGGGCGATGCCCGAGCCCGAGGCCGCGACGCCGGCGATCGCGCCGGCCAGCTTGGAGTTGAAGCTGGCCGCGGTGACCGGGTTGCCGAACGCCGAGCCCTGGCCGATGCCGGCGGTCTGCAGCATGCCGAGCATCTGGCCCGAGGCGCCGGACCCGTTGAGAACCTGCCGGTCGAGCTCGGCGTGGTAGGCCCCGGCGAGGTCGAGGTACACGATCTCGTCGATGCCGGGGGCACCGCGCTCCAGCGACTGGCGGGAGATGTCCTGCTGGCCGCCGATGGTGACGATCGGGACGTTGAGGTTCGCCCACACCTCGTCGGTGTTCTGCAGGGCGGTGTTCTCCGTGGCCTGCGACGCTGCGGCCGCACCGGTGGTGCCGCGGGGCACGATCACCGTCATGCCCTGCGCGGGCAGCGGCAGGTGGGTCATCGCGTTGGCGACCGGCCGGCCGGAGCGGATGACCCGTGCGGCGAGCTCGACCAGGTACTGCGGGATCACCAGGCCGGCGAACCCGCCGGTGGCCACCGCGCGGGTCTGCTGCGCCTCCCGCTCGGTCAGCACCTCCTGGCCGTGGCGCTCGAGGCGCTCGCGGGCGCCGGCGTCGCCGTACTGCATCCGGAACGCGTCGACGAAGAACGATGCCTCCCCGCGGGCGTCCTTCTCCCGCGAGTAGGTGCGCTCCTCGCGCAGCACCTCGGCGCCGCCCTGCGGCCGCTCGGTGCCCCGCTGGTTGGCCGGCACCAGGCTGCGGCGCATGTCCGCAGCCCGCTCCTCGCGGCGGACCTCGTCGAGCGCCTCGCGCTCCTGGGCCTGCAGCTGGTCCAGCTCGGCGTCGATGCCGACGATCGCGGCGCGGGCGTCGCGCAGCTGGGTGGCCTGCTCGGCGTTCGGGTCGCCCCCGTTGAGGGCGGCGCGGACGGTGTTCACGGTGGCCTCGTGGGTGCCACGCTTGTCCAGGGCGGCCTTGATGGCGGCCCGGATCTGCTCCAGGTTCACAGCGATCTCCTCGATCAGTCGTGAGGGGGTCGCCCGCGGCATCAGGAGATCGGCCAGGCCAGGCCCCGGGTGGGGCGCAGCGCAGCGCGGTCGCGCAACGTGCAGGGCAAGGACCGGGCCGCCACGGTGGCGGTCCGGGGTCTGGGGGCGGCTGGGGTCAGCCGGAGAACCGCGCGGCCAGCGGGTGCTGGCGGGCGGTGGCGTCGATCGCGTCGAGCTCGGCGGCGGTCATCGGCACGCCGGCGGCCGCGGTGAGCGCGGACCGGCGTGCGGTCAGGGCGGCCTCGGCGCGGGCAAGGTCGTCGGGGCCGAGGCTGTCGAGGCCGGCCAGGATCTCGGCCGAGCGCAGCGACCCGAACGTGTTCGGGTTCGCGCCGTAGTTGACCACCGAGACGTCGCCGCGCTCCAGGTCGAGCTCGGTGATCCGGTAGGACATGTAGTCCGGGGACCACTGGCCGCGGGTGATTCGGAAGGCGAACGACATCTCGTCGAGGTCGCCGCGGCGCAGGCCCGAGGCCATGTCCCGCACCTGGCTGTTGCCCTGGTCCAGGTCGGCGTCGACGTGCAGGCCGGTGTCGTCGGCGGCCAGCCGCAGCGTGCCCGACTTGGTGCGGGCCAGGGTCATGCCCTTGTGGTTGAGCAGGAACACGACGTCGGGGTCCCGGGACAGCGTGGCGTCGAACGCCTCGCGGGCGATCTCCTCGGTGTAGGGCCCGAACATGTCCCACATCTCGTACGCCGTCTCGGTGATCGAGGCGTAGCCGTCGAACCCCAGCACGGCGGCGTCGTCGGCGCCCGGCTCGCGCACGTTCACCCCGTGCAGCGCCGCGCGCACCCGGGCCGGGGACCCGGCGGCCGAGGTCGACCGGCGGTCGCGGGGGCGGTCGACGGTCTGGGCGGTGCCGGCGGCGCGGGCCTGCGCCGCGGCGGCCGAGGACGGCAGGGTGTCGGGGTCCATCACTTCTCCTTCTGGTCGGCCGGCTCGCTGGCCGCGGTGGGGGAGGACGGCTTGAGGCCGAGCTGGTCGAGCAGGTCGAGCTGGGCCTGCGTCATTGGGGGGCGGTCCATCAGCTGCCGGACCTCGTCCAGCCCCAGGAACTTGTTCTTCAGCCCGAGCTCGAACGCCTTGTACTGCGTCATCAGGTCGGTGCGCAGCAGCGCGGCGGTGTTGAGCTTCACGAACTGGCCGCGCACGGTGAGCCGGGACAGCGCCCGCTCCCGGCGGCCGACGACGGTGCCGAACCGGTAGGCCAGGAAGTCCTGGGACTTCTGCTCGACGTTGGCGTAGGTGACCGAGGACCCCGACGACGACCCGCCGATCATCTCGGCCGGCAGGTCGAACATCCGGGCCACCTGCTCGACGCCGAACTGCATCAGCTCGAGGAACTGCGACTCCCCGGGCGCGACCGACAGCGGCTGGTACTTCCAGTTCTTCCCCAGCACCAGCGGCTCGCGGCCGCGCAGCACGTCCATGAACCGGCGCTTGGCGACGCGGGCCTGGTCGCCGACCAGCTCGTCCTCGGAGGTGAGCAGCGCCGAGGGGTGCGCGCCGTCGCGGAAGAAGTCCGAGCCGAACTGCTGGGCGGCCAGCTGGATGCCCAGGGCCTGCGCGGCGACCGCGATCGGCGAGGCGCCGACGGGGGAGCCGGGGGTCTCGTTGCACCGCTCGTGCCAGATCTCGCGGGCCTCGACCCGCTTGCCACGCACCCAGTAGCGGGTCTCGCCGTCCCGGTCGGTGACCACGACGTCGTCGGGGTGCAGCAGCTCGATCTGGGCGGGAAGGAAGGTGCGGGGGTCCCAGTCGACGATCCGGCCGTAGGCGTTGCCGCGCAGGTCGAGGGACACCTGGGAGGCGTGCAGCCAGGACCCGACGTCCTGGCCGGCCGCCGGGGTGGCCAGCACCGGCGGGGTGGCCACCTGCTCGGTGGTGCCGTCGGGCCGGCGGCGGTAGACGTCGACCGGGCAGGACGCCAGCAGGTTGGCCCGCAGCCGCACCGCCGCCCACACCGCGGGGATGGCCAGCGACCCGCCCCAGCCGACGGGCACCGCCGAGGACGCCGTGCCGAACCGGTCGCGGTACATCGCCTCGGCGGTGTCGGAGCCCCAACCCTGCACCGCCCGCTCGGTCAGCCGGGGACCGGAGAACAGGCCCATCAGCCGACCTCGCCCAGCGGGCCGACGGCCGGCGGCCGGTTGCGCTGCGCGGCGGTCGCGCGGTGGTCGACCACCAGCAGGAACGGCACGGTGGCCAGCAGGCCGAACGGCCAGCCGACCAGCGCGGTCACGGCCACGACGGTGGCCACCAGGGCCAGCAGACCGGGCAGGGCGGCGAGCAGCACGCGCAGCAGCACGGGGGACCCCCTCACTGGATCTGGGACAGCGGGTCGGACTTCTTGCCCAGCGCCCACACCGCCAGCACGACGGCCGACAGGGGGGAGATGTCCACGTGCCCGTCGCGGACCAGCCGGCGGGTCGTGCGCCCTTGCTTCCAGCGGGACTCGGCGACCGAGACGTTCAGCGCGGCCTCGCCGAGGTGGGCGATCGTGCCGGCGTCGACGTGGTCGGAGAACGACGCCTCGGCCTGCCCCTGCTGCTCCTCGGACGGGTGCTCGGCGTCGGTGAGGATGTTCCGGGACGCGGTGTCGGTGGCGAACCGGCCCGGCAGCAGGCGGCCGAGCAGCGCGGCCCGCTCGCCGACCCAGGCCTGCCCTCGGCGGTAGTCCGGCCGGGCGCGGTTTTTCTCGTCCTTGTAGCTGGTCAGGGTGACGCAGATCCGGCCGTCGGCCAGCCGCCAGGCGGCGCCGATCGCCGTCCACGACCGGTCAGGTGCGGTGGCCACGCCGTAGCCGATGGCGCCCCGGCGGGTGGGCTTGCCCTGCAGGCGCAGGGTCTCCCACCGCTCGCTGTTGATCGCCGAGCCCGACCCGGCGGCCGGGTCCTCCCACCAGGACAGGAACTCGCGGGCGAACTCCAGCGGGGCGGCGGCCAGCTTGGACCGCTGCTTGCGCATCGACTCCACGGGTACGCGGCCCGACCGCAGGCCCGGGTTCGCCCGCAGCCACAGCGCCTCGTCGTTGAGCGCGCACCCGGGGTCGTCGAGCTCGTGCAGGCAGGCGTCGCCGTCGGCGCACGGGGTGACCGGTGCGCCGTGCTCGATGTAGGCCAGGTCGCGGTCGCCGCCGGCGCGGCCGCGCTTGCGCAGGCCGCGCAGCGCGCCGGACTGCAGCAGGCCGGCCGAGGCGGCGTAGCGGATCTGGGCGTCGGGGATCGTGACCAGCGTCGGCACCAGCGCGCCGAGGTCGCCGGGCTGGACGTACATGGCCTCGTCGAGGGTCAGCCGCGGGGTGGTGAACCCACGGCCCGAGGACCCCGACCGGGCGTGGAACTCGATCGCCCGTTCCCCGTCGTCGACCAGCACGGCCTCCTCGCCGTGGGAGTCGCGGAAGGTGGCTCGGGCCGCGTAGTCGGGGTGGGCCTTGATCCGCCGCTTCATGTCCAGGAAGGACTTCCGGGCGGTCTTGAACTCGTGGGCGGTCCAGACGTGCAGGGGGTGCTCCAGGACGAACACGTCGGTGATCGCCATGACGATGAGGTTCGCGGACTTCCCGGTGGTCTGGCGGGGGCCGACGACGCAGTACTCGCCGCAGACCGGGATGGCCCGGTCGTCCTCGGCGGCCATCGCGTCCAGGCCCCACCGCTGGTCGGGGTCGAGGTTGGGGAACCCCATGTCGATGGCCACCTGGTTGGCCAGGTCGCCGTTCGTGTGCTCCCACTCGGGGGCGGTCCGGTACAGCGGACCCTCGGTCCGCGCGGTCACCCGCGGCCGGCCTGCCGCTGCGCGCGTCGCTCGGCGATCTCGTCGCGGTACCCGGCCGGGGCCGACTTCGCGGTGCCGACGCCAGCCAGCGCCAGCTGCATGGCCTCGCGGTAGGCCCGGTGCAGCCCGGCGTAGGCCGAGCCGGTGTCGACGAACGCCCGCTCGATCCGGCCGGCCAGGTCCAGCGCGGCCTGCCCGCGCCAGTCGTCCAGGCGCTCGGCGTCCTGCAGGGTCTTGCGGCAGAGCTCGACCATCCGGGACGCCTGCTCGGCAGTCGCCGGGGTGGACACCGCCTCGGTCGGCACGCTCGGCGCGGTGTCCTTCGCCCGGTTCGCGCGCGACCTGCAGGTGTTCCCGCAGAACCGCTTCCGGGGGGAGGCGTCCTGCGGGAGCTCCGTGCCGCACGACGCGCAGTGACGGGCAGGCACCGTTCACCTCCACCGTTGCAACGTTGCAACGCTCGTGCGGGGAGAGGAAACGGACAGTGGCGGGTCCTGCGCTGCATGATCATCTAAAGAACGAAGGGCCGTTGACCTGCACGTTCGTCCATGACAAGCGCGTCGTCGCCGAGGTCAGCCCCAGTCGAGCCGGGTGGCCTCGGCCTCGGTCTGCTTGGCCCTCGCGTAGCGCGCCGCCTCGCTGAGGTTGCACGCTGCGTGACCCAGGCCGAGTACCTGGCCGGTCTCCCGGTCGTGGCAGAGGTGCAGCTTGCTGCCCATCGCCACCGTGATCCGGCGACTGCTGGCCCGGCAGATCCGCTCGGCGCAGCGACCGACGCCGCCCGCCTCGCGCAGCGCCTGCATGTGCTGGGCCCTGGTCTGGGCGTGGGCCCGGCCGTACTTCTCCGACCGAGGCCGGGTGGTCGACCAGCTCACAGCCGGACGACCAGCCCCCCGGTGGTGGAGGTGCCGCCGGTGGTGCCCGTCGTCCCGGTCTGGGTGGACTGCGCGTTGATGTTGGCGACCGCGTGTGCGGTGCACATCGACGTGCCCGACACCCAGGTGGTGGCGTGCTCGAACACGCCGGACACCAGGTGCGGGGCGCACCAACCGGCCGGGTCCATCGGCTGCGGCAGGGGCTGGGTCATGGTCACCGCCTCGGGCTACTTCCTCCGGGCATGGCTGACCGCCACGGGTCGGAAGGTACACGGCGGGGACCCGAGCACGCCAGCACCTGGGCGCCCGGGTCCCCGGCTGTCAGACGAAGTGGGCCGAGCCCCGCGCCCGCTTCGGCTCCTGCTTGGTCGGCTGCACGTTGAAGGCCAGCTTCACCCGGTGCGCGGGGTAGACGTTGGCCGAGCCCTCTCCGTCCTCCTCCTTCACCTCGACGTACACCCACCCGTCGGCGAAGCACACCTCGACGTCCTGGTAGCTGCCGGGGCCGCCGCTGGCGCCGGGGGAGTCGATGATCAGGCGGCCGACCTTGACGATGGGACCGGGGGCGATCTCGTTGAGCTTCATCCTCGGCACGGTACCGAGTCGCGTTCGTGCCGGATCAGCGGTGCTGGCCGCACGCCCGGCAGACGACGTCGACCAGCTGGCCGTCGCGGAAGGTGGCCAGCAGGGCGGGGTCCCGGTAGGTGCCGTCGTCCTCCTGGCGCACCACCACGCCGATGCCGCAGTGCGGGCAGGTGGTGTCGCGGACGGGCAGCCGGACGGTCGCGTGCTCGTGCACCTCGAGCGCCAGCGCGGTCTCGGCCTGGGCCACCCACCGGTAGTAGACGTCGGCCCACTCGTGCACGACGTGCTGCGGGGTGGTGCCCGTGGCCAGGTGCGCGGCCAGCGCGCGGAGGTTGGCCGGAGTGTCAAGGGTGCGCCGGCCGTACCCGTCGTCGTCCTCGCGCCTGGGCTGGATGCCCGAGTGCACCAGGGCCCGGGAGACCTGCTTGGCGATGTCGTCCATCAGCGAGGCCATGCCGACGTCGATCGGGGCGCGGGACCCGGCCGACGACCGACCGCCACCGCCGCCGGTGTCGTCGGAGGCCAGGGCCTCCCGCATCTGCGACCAGAGGCAGGGGACCTCGACGTACTCCACGCCGATCACCCGCCGGTCCTCCAGCGACCGCTCGACGCGCTGCTTGGTATCGCGGGTCAGTCGGTCCACCGAGGACCACAGGCTGCGGGTGTCGATGTAGGGGTCTGGGCCGGCGGGGTGCGTGGTGGTCACCGCTGGTCGCCTCCTGGGCGTGAGCGTCTGCGGCCCCGGCGGGAGCGGGGGGCCGTGGGTGGGGTGGTGGTGCTGTCCGTGCGGGGTGGGTCCGGGGCGAGCCGGGAGGGTGGTCCAGCCACCCGACCCGCACCCGACCCGGACCCGACCCGACCCGGCCCTGCACCCCCGGACCGATCGGTGACCGATCGGTCGGCCGTCGGTCGGTCGGGGGCGTCGTGCTGTGTTGCTCCCGCCGGCGGCGCTACACCGGGCTGGGTGCCCGGGTGCGGGGTGCTGGTCGGGGACGGCGGCGCGACACCCGGCTGGTTGCCGGGGTGCGCTCTGCCGTCGGGCCCGTCGGGGGTCGCGACACCGGCCGTGGCCGGGTGCTGGTCGTCCGACGGGGTGGTGGGACCGTTCGCGACACCGGCCGTCGCCGGGTGCGTCGGGTCCGAGCCCGCGCGCGGGGCGCGGGACGTTGTGGGGGCGGTGTGGTCGGCGCGGGCGACGACGCGCGACCCGGGGGGCAGGGGGTGGCCCTGCTCGACCAGCCAGGTGGCGGTCGACTGCACGTAGATCCGCTCGGTCGGGGGCGGCAGCAGCCGGAACAGCTCGGCGAGCTGGCCGCGGGTCTCGGTGTCCTGCCACGCCTTGCCGCGGGCGCCGTTGCAGACCTTGCAGGCCACCACCAGGTCGTCGGGCGTGCGAGCTGCGTCCCCGGGGCGCAGGTGGTCGAGCTCGCGGCCGCGCGGGGAGCGGTTGTCGTTGGGCTGGACGACGCGGCCGCACCAGCGGCAGGCGTCGCCGTCGCGCAGCAGGACGGCGGCCTTGAGACGCGGGTCTCCGGTGTCCTGGCGGCGCTTCTTCTCCCAGTCGATCTCGGTGCGCAACCGGATGTGGATCAGCTCTGGGCGGTCGTCCACGATCTTGTAGGTGCGGTGCCGACCGGTGCCGGCGGTGTGCACGAGCAGCCCGGCCCGGTGCAGCCGACGGATCAGGTCGGGCGCCTCGGTGCCGCCGGCCAGGTGCATGAACCCGGGCGCGACGTCGTAGGTGCCCTCGGCGGCGCACAGGGTGGCCAGGTCGAGGAACACGCCCCACGCGGCCCGCGCGACCAGTGGGTTGGCCGGGTCGTGGAGCGCCAGGCGCAGTGGGTGGATCGTGGAGGTGTCGCCGATCCGGAGCCAGGCCACGGGGGGCACCTCCTCTCGTCATGGGGTAGTGCGGATCAGCGGGGTTGGGCGGGGGTCGCCGCGGGCGACGCGGCCTGTGTGGGCGTCCACCCAGATGTGGCCGGCGCGCGAGTCGGGAAGGTTGACCCGGCGCAGTAGCTGGCCGGTGACGCCCGGGGGCGGGGGCGGCGTCGGCGGGGGTGGGCGGAACAGCGAGGTGAACCGCTCCCGCTGCTCGCGGTCCCGCTGGCGCCGGACGCCGTCCCGCAGATCGCGGTTCATCGTGTCCAGCCACGACTCGGTCACGGCGCACCTACTGTCGAACGCATGTCCGAACCGCTGCCGCTGGCCCAGGTCGGCCCGTTCGATCCGCCCCGGCCAGTGTGGGTGCGGCAGCCGCCCCGCGGGCGGCAGCGCGAGGCGATGGGCGTCGAGGGGTGGCTGCACTCCTGGCAGCGGGTGCACGAGTGGGGCGAGTGGGGGTGGCGGGCCGAGGTGTCCGACTTCGACCCGACCACCACCAGGCTGGTGCCGGCCAGCAGCGTGCTGCCGCGCGAGGCGTAGGCCGCCCGGCTCACGACAGTCCAGCCAGGGCGACCAGCACCTGCGCGCGGGTGACCAGCAGCGGGGCCAGCTTGCTGTTGCCCATCGGGTCGACCAGCAGGTGCGGGTCGCACCCCACCCGGCTGGCCGACGCCCGCACCTCGGCCTCGGCCCGGGCCAGCTCCACCAGGACGGCCTCGAGCTCCTCCCGCAGCGTCACGTGAGCGGCGTCCTGGCCATCGCCTCGACGTAGGCGGCGCGGGCGGTGTCCAGCTGCTCCTGGGACTTGCGGTGCGCCTGCTTCGCGTCGTCGAACAGGAAGGCAGCGGTCCGGTTGTCCTGCTCGGCGTCCACCAGGGCCTGCAGGGCAACGACGCGCGGGTCCTGCTTGGGGAACAGGGCCGCGACCACCGGGTTGTGCTGCGCGTCGTACTCGGCCAGCGTCGGGTTCTCGGGCATCAGTGGTCCTCTCGGGTCGGTCGGACGGTCAGGGCGTTCTGGATCTGGCAGGTGGAGAAGTGCGCGGGCCGCCACACCCGGGCGTCGTGGCCACCGCGCTGGAGGGCGTCCAGCCACTGCTGCTGGACCTGCGACACCCGGCCGCTGGTGGTCTTGAGCTCGACGAACAGCAGCTCCCCGGTGGCCTCATGCACCAGCACCAGGTCGGGGAAGCCGGCGCCTAGGCCTCGGCGGGAGTCGTGGGTGTGGAACGCCAGCCAGCCGCGCCGGCGGGCGAGGTCGACGACTGCCTGCTGGAACTGCGCCTCGGTCATCAGGTCCCGAGCCGAGCGGGCCCGGGGGCTGGGGCGGGGGCCGGCCGTCACGACACCAGCCGCAGGCGCTCGCGGCGCGCGGCCCGCTGCTCGGCCACCAGCTGGGTGGCGTCGACCTGGGGGACGGTGTCGGCCACGGCGTCGTCGACCTGCTGGCCGGTGGGCACCGTCGGCGGCGGCACCCGGGCGGCCAGCCGGACCCGGGCCCGGTAGGCGTGCAGCGGCGACGTCGCCAGCTCGTCCACCTGGGCCAGCACGGCGCGGTGGGCGTCGTTGCGGGCCTGCACCTCGGGCGAGGGCGGGTACGGGTGCCGCGTGGTGCTCACGACCGCAGCCCCAGCGCCTCGGCTGCGGACTGCAGCTGGTCGAACGTGGGCCGGTGGCCGTCCGGGCTGTCGGGGTGCCAGCGCACCAGCGCGGCCCGGTAGGCGCTGCGCAGCACCGCGGGGTCGCTGCTGGCGACCACGTCGCGTCCGGACAGGTCGCGCAGCACGCGTGCGGCGTCCCGGGGCGCCGGCCCGGCGATGGCCTTGGCGAACCCGCGGTACTGCTGGCGGGCCTGCCCGATGCCGTGCCGGTCGACCGCGCGCAGCGCCTCCAGGCCGAGAGAGATCGACCGCACGTTGTGGGTCCACCGCTCGCAGACGTCGGAGGCGAACACCAGCACGTCGCCGTCGGTGGCCACCTCCATCACCACGCCCGGGTGCCGTGGGGTGGCGTTGGCCCGCAGCCGGCCGCGCAGGGTCAGGTCGGCCGGGTCGCAGACCACGCCCAGCACGACCTCGTCCCCGCCGAGCAGCGCGACCTCGGCGGCCAGGTCGCGCAGGGTGTCGTCCCAGCTGGCCCGGAAGGTGTACGGGCCGCGGCGGCGCTCGGTCGACGGGTGGGGCCAGGCGGGCAGGGGGCGCACGGTCCACTCGAAGGCGGACATCAGGTGCTCCTCGTCTCGGGCGGGTGGACGCCGCCCCGGTGGGCGCGGCGGTCGAGCAGGCGGCGCAGCCGGCGGACCTCGGCCGGCTCGGCGGCCTCGGCGCCGGGGTGCCGGACGGCGGCCATGAGCTGCTGCCGGTAGCGCAGGACCCCGATCCCGAACGCCTCCCAGATCGCGAGGCGCTGGCGGTCGTAGCCGGTGCCGGCCAGGGCGTGCCGGGCCGAGAACCGCAGCAGCGCGTGCTGGCGGCGGGTCAGCGGCCCGGCGTCGGGGACGGCGTGCACGGCGGTCACCGGGCGCCGGTCCGGTAGCTGGCTGCGCTGGACGGGCGGAACCGCTCCCGGTCCAGCGCGCCCCGAGGGGCCAGGACGGCGTCGACACCGGCGCCGCCCGGGGCGGTCATCCGCGCCGGCGACGTCGGGGTGCCCGGCAGCCACAGCCGGCCGCCGGTCATCGCCCCCGGCACCAGGGCGCCGATCATCAGGCCGAGGGTCAGCGGGACCCCCTCAGCGCGCTGGCCGTTGAAGTCGTGCGGGGCCGGCGGGTCGCCGTCGAACACGACCCGTTCGGACACCGACCCCTCCAGCACGGCCTCGGTGCGGTGGTGCTCGAGCAGCTCCCGCAGCCGGGTGGCCTCCCGCAGCACCTCGGCCTCCCGGACGGCGGCGAGCTCGGCCGGGGTCGGTCGGCCCATGCCGGCCAGGTGCATCCGGGTGACGTCGGTCAGGCAGCGGGCGCACGCCGTGCACACCCGCAGCGCCGGCGGCTCGTCGGTCACCTGCAGCGCCCGCGGACGGCGCCCGCACGCCGGCCGAGGGCCGCCGAGCAGCAGGTGCACCGTCGTCCCGGCCGCCGCGCGGGCCATCACGGCCCACGGCGCGACCCTGGCGAGCGTGGCCGCTGGCAGGAACGCCAGCACGTCGACCGCGCTCACAGCAGCACGCCCTGGATCGGCTTGGCCAGCCGGCCCACGATCAGCGGCAGATACTTCGCCTCCCGCTCGATCGTGGTGCACCGGAAGCCCTCGACCACGCACGCCTCGGCCGTCGTCCCGGATCCGGCGAACGGGTCCAGCACCAGCCCGCCGGGCGGGGTGACCAGCCGGACCAGCCACCGCATCAGGTCCAGCGGCTTGACCGTCGGGTGCGCGGTCTCCCCGTCGCGGGGCCGCTCGGAGGGCGGGGCCTTGGCCTCCCAGTGGAACGTGGGGAAGTACCGCGAGGCCCCGCCCGGGGGCAGCTCGGTTCGCTCGCCGGCGGTGCCGGTCTGCGATCCGCCGTAGCCGATGCCCGCCCGCTTCGCCGGGTGCGCCCCGGCCGGGCGGGTGCCTGTCTCGGTGTCCAGCTGCGCGGCGGTCTCGGCCTGCAGCAGCACGTTGGTCGGCCACCGGCCGAGCTCGTGCGCGGCCGCGGGCTGCAGTGCCAGTCGGCTGTCCCCCGCCGACAGGTTGAGCGCCGCCCCCCGGGCCCGCTCGTAGTCGTCGGGGTCCATGCCGGCGTGCTTGGCGTCGATCGCCGCGGCGTCCCCTGGTGACATGGGCACCCGGCAGCCGTCCACGTTGAGCGCGCCGGTGCCGTGGGTCAGCACGTTGGCGGCCACCGACCCGGCCAGCGGCTTGCGGCCGACCACGATCGGCTCGAACGCCGGCTTCAGCGCCGTACCCCAGCCCTGCCACCGCTCGGCGTCCTCGGTCTGCGCGTCGCGGGTCTGCGGCGCCCACCCGTCGGCGCCGAACCCCGAAGCATGGATGGAGTCCGACGGCCGGACCCGGCGCTGGGCGGCCTGCCGCGGCCGTTCGGCGCCTGCGGCGCGGTCGATCGCCTTGGACACGTCCAGGGACTTGGGGAAGCCCTGCCCGTACAGCCAAGCGATCGAGTCCCGGACCTCGAACCCGGCATCCTCCACCGCGGCTGCCAGCCGATGCCAGGTGCGGGACCCGCCGAACGACACGAAGTGCCCGCCTGGCTTGAGCACCCGGAAGCACTCCGAGGCCCACGCGTGGCACCACTCCTGGAACAGGGCGTTCGCCGAGCGGGAGACGTCGTACCGGCCGGCCTCCATCGCGCCCTCGGAGATCTTCTCCAGGTCGCCGTCCGGCCGTCGGCGGTGCACGTCGGGCCGGCCAGCGGCCCGCAGCGCGCCGTAGCGGCCGGGTTGGTCCCACTGGTGGCCCATGAACCCGATGCCGTACGGAGGGTCGGTCACCACCGCGTCGATCGACGCGTCCGGCAGCTCGGCGAGCAGCTCCAGGCAGTCGCCGTGCAGCACGGTCACCTGGTCGTCGGCGTAGTGCGGCGCGGTCAGCTGACCGGGCACCGACTCCACCCGCGGCAGATCCTGCTCGACGCCGGTCACCGCTGACCCCCCGCCGACCGGGCCCGGCCATCGGCCCGGATCCGGTCCGCCTGCTGCTGCGCTCGCTTCTGCAACCAGGCGGTGGCCCCGGTGGGGTCCTCGTCCGGGTCGGCGTCGGCGAGCTCGCGGGAGACGGTGACCTGACTGCCCAGGTCGGCGACCCGTACCGGCCCTTCGTCGCCCTCCCAGCGCGGGCCGACCGGCTCGATGCAGCGCACCTCGCGGGCCCGCACCCACCCCTCGACGCCATGCCGAGTGGTGAACGCCAGCATCGCCGCGCCGTCGCCGCAGCCGGCGATGAGCCGGGCGAGCCTGCTGGCCTCAGCGACCGCTGCGGCCTCGGTCATCCCGAGCGACGTCCACGTCCCGGCGCGGTGGGTCATCTTCACCCGCCACAGCGGCGCCGCGGCGGGCTGCTGGTCGGCGGTCATCGGCCGGCCACCCGGGTCAACATCTCGCCGATTCGGGCGGCCTGGTCGGCGGTCAGCACGACCTGCAGGCCGAACGGGCCGATGCCCGGGATAACGATGGTGACCATCAGGCGCACCGTCCCGTCCGGGATCGGCAGCGCGGCGAGGACGACGTGGTTGCCGTCCTGGGTCGGCTCCTCGAACACCTCGCCGCCGGCGGCGGCGTGGAACTCGCGGGCGGTCGGCCCGCTGGGGCCGGTCACCGGAACCACCTCGTGGAAAGCCGCGGCGTCGGCTGCGGGCAGCGGTGGGCGGTCTGCTCGGCGCGGACTTGAGCGGTCCACGCGTCGTCGCCGACCCCGGTGGGGCGGTGCACGACGGTCGGGCAGTGATCGCAGGACCAGCGGTCGCTGGCAACCCCGGCCATCACGACGTCACCCCAGGGCGGCGGTCGATGGCCTCGATCCACTGCACCAGCACGGCGGCGGTCTGGACCAGCTCGGTGCGCAGGGCAGCGACGTCGCCAAGCCAGGCGGCCTCGACGGCCTCGGCCATCTCCTCCAGCGCGATCAGAGCCCAGTTGGACTCGCCGACTGTGGCGTGCCCGTCCACGTCGGCCTTGATGACCTCGGGCAGGTCGATGCCGAGGTAGCGGAAGACGTGCAGGCGCTCCTCGCCGGCCAGGCCCGGGGGCAGGTCGGGGTGGTCCTGCTGGCCCCACTTCGTGTGCTGGCGCACCCGCTCGTCGGCGACGGCACCGAGCGCCCGCATCATCTTTACGTCGCGCGCGGCGGTCATCGAGCGCCGCCCAGCAGCCGCTGCAGCTCGGCGACGCCGGCGGTCAGCGTCTCGACGGTGGCGTACTGCAGGTGCACCGTCGTCTGCGGGCGCAGGTGGCCCGGCGTGGGGAACAGGCAGCCGTCGCCGTCGTGGTGTCCGTCGATCAGGACGGGGTCCACCTCGGTGTCCAGCACCTCGTAGGGGCGTCCGAACCCGTCGGCGCCGAGGATCTGGCCGGGCCGGATGACCTCGGAGAGGTCGCCGCGGTAGCGCAGCACCTCGAAGCGGTCGCCGGGGGTGCGGGAGCCGTCGCGGGTCAGCCGGGTCATGCCGGCACCCCGACGGTGAGCACGCCGTCCCAGGTGACGACCTGGCCGCGGGTGGCCACGGCCACGACGACGGCGAGCAGGACGCCGAGGGCCAGCAGGCCGACGTGGGTGCCGCGCTCGGTGCGGCGCAGCGGACGGTCGGCGGCTCCGCGGTTGCGACGCAACCGGCGGCACAGGGGCACGGCGACCAGCAGTCCGACGGCCAGCCACGCGGCCACCACGCCCACGATGACCAGCAGCACCAGGGCGATCACCGGGCACCGCCCGCAAGGGGCGCGAACGCGGTCACCAGCAGGCGGGGGATCGCGACGGTCTCGGCGGTGATGGCCCGGATCGGGACGGTCGGGTAGTCGTTCCCGGCGAACGCCGGGGGCGCCGGCTGCTCGGGGGCGCGGTGCTTGCCGGGCTGCTCGGTGGCCCCGCGGTGCACCCGGCCGAGCTTGGGCAGACCGCCGGGGTTCAGATCGGCGCTGCGGCGGCTGGAGACGACGGCGGGCAGGTCGACGGCGGGCTGCACGACGACGGGACGGCGGCGACGCCAGGGCCGGGGGAGCCGGGCGAGCATGGTGCGGACGGGCTGGGACATGTCAGACTCCTTCGTGGCGAGCCGTTCACCCGTCCTGCCAGGGATGTGGGGTGGGCGGCTCTGTCGTTGGGTGGGTCACCCGGCGCCGGTGGGGAACCGCTGGCGCCGGGGGTCTCAGGCGGCGACCGGATGACCGGTACGCCGTGCGCGGATCCGCCGCTCCAGCTCCTCGACGGACGGACCGCCGGGGCGGTGCGCCTGCTCGGCGACCTGGCGCGGAGTGAGCGCGGCCAGCCGCTGCAGCGACGCGGCGAGGTGCCGGCCGGCCGAGGCGATGGCCTCGTCCCGGGTCATGCGGACACCGGCTCTGCGGCGGTGGCGATGACAGCCGGGTAGGTGATGGCCTCGAGCGGGACGGACAACGCCTCGGCCATCCGGCGGGTGACGTCGACGGCGGGCTGCTTGCGGCCCGCCTCGATGTTGGTGAGGTATCCGGCCGAGATGGCCAGCCGTCGGGCGAAGTCGACGTGCCGGATGCCGACGGCCTCGCGGAGTGCCCGGACGCTGGCTCCGTTGACCAGTCGGCTGCTCATGGCGGCAACTGTAGGAAAGAACAGGCATGTAGGCAAGCAGGGAAAGGAAAGTGGGCGCACGTCGGCGTGTCGCTGGTCTGCTACTAGCTGCTACGCCCTGCCGTTGCTTGCTTTCTCGTTCTCCCCCGTCGGAGTCAATCGCTCTGGATCTTTCCCATCGTTTCCTTCTAGGCTGCCGATCGTGAGCCAACCGCTGCCCCAGCTGATCCGCGCCGCCCGCGAGCGCGCTCGCCTGTCGCAGGCCGAGGTGGCCGCGGCGGTGGGGGTGTCGCTGCGAACGGTCGGCAACTGGGAGCGAGGCGAGTCGATCCCGCGCAACCGGTTGGGCGCGCTGGAAGAGCTCCTAGGCGTCGTGCTGCGGGAGGGGACTTCCGGAACTGTCGGACCCACTACTGACGATGCAGCCCCCGACCTTCCGGTTGGGGCCGGCGTCGATCCCGAGCTGCTCACCCAGCTCGCCCAGGCCGACCCGGAAGCACTCGAGGCGGTGCGCGCCGTCCTGCGGGCGGCGCGCCGGGGGGACTGACCTTGCACGTGTACGACCCGTGGGCTGACCTCGCTGCGAGGCCCGACATCATCTGCCGCACCTGCCCGCTGCCCGTCGGCGAGGGCATGTGGTTCCCCGACCTGCAGTCGATCGCGCTGGACGAGCGACTGGACCGCGTCGGCCGACGGTCGGCCCTGGCCCACGAGCTCGTGCACGTCGACCACGGCGACGTGCAGGTGGCCGGGTGCGGCCCGGACGGGCCCCGGCAGGCCCGGCGGCAGGAAGCCCGCGCGGACCAGAAGGCAGCCCGGCGGCTGATCCGGGTCGCCGCGCTGGCGGCCGCGCTGGCCACTCACCCGCACGACGTCGCCGCGGCGGCCGATGATCTCGACGTCACCGTGCACCTGCTCGTCGTCCGGATCGAGCACCTGCACGCCGCCGAGCAGCGCGACCTGCGCACCCACCTGGACAGCCACGGTGACGTCGCGGCCTGATCGGGGGCTGTCCGTCGTCCCCGACGCGCCACCCCGCGCGGTGCTCTACCTGCGGCAGTCCGTAGCCCGGGACGAGTCGATCAGTCTCGAGCTGCAGGAGACCGCCTGCCGGGACTACTGCGCCCGCCGCGGCTACCGGGTGGTCGACGTCATCGCCGACCCCGGGATCAGCGGCCGCACCTGGAACCGCCCCGGCGTGCAGCGCACCATCGCGATGGTCGAGCACGGGGACGCCGACGTCGTCGTGCTCTGGCGGTGGTCCCGCCTGTCCCGCTCCCGTCGCGACTGGGCCGTGGCTGTCGACCGGGTCGACGTCGCCGGAGGCGCGATCGAGTCGGCCACCGAACCGGTCGACACCACCACCGCCGCGGGTCGGCTGCAGCGCGGGATGCTCGCCGAGCTCGCCGCGTGGGAGTCCGAGGTCAAGGGCGAGCAGTGGAAGGAGACCCACGCCCGCCGGCGGGCGCACGGCCTCCCGCACGGCGGCGGCTACCGACCCGGCTACCTCTACCAGAGCAAGACGTACCGGCCCGACCCCGACACCGCGCCGCTGGTCGCCGAGCTCTACCGGCGGTACGCAGACGGGCAGGGCCTGCGGCCGCTCGCGGTGTGGCTGACCGCCGTCGGCGTCCCGTCCCGCGCGACCGGCAGCGCCTGGACCCACCGCGGCGTCTCGTCGCTGCTGGAGACCGGGTGGGCGGCCGGGCACCTGCACGTCCACGACCCCGCCTGCCTCTGCAGGAAGCCCGCGACCTGCAGGCGGCGGGTGCACGTGCCCGGCGCGCACCAGCCGATCGTCGATGGCCAGCTGTGGGACGCGTACGTGGCCGAGCGGAGGCGGCGCGGCGGGACGCCCCAGCGGCAGCTCAACCCCAGCACCCCGCTGGCGGGGCTCGTCCGCTGCGCCGGCTGCGGGTACGGGATGCGCACGAAGAAGGGCCGGGGACCGGCCGGCTACTACGCGTGCGAGACCGCCGGGTGCCCCCAGCCGACCACGGTCGTGCGCACCCGCGCCGAGCAGGCGGCCCGCGACTGGCTGGACGGCCTGGCCCACGAAGTCGCCCGTGCCGCCGAGCTCGCCGCCAGCGCCCAGGCCACCCAGACCGCTGGCCGGGCAGCCGTGACCCGGTTGGCCCGGGCTGCCGCTCAGCTCGAGGCCGAGCTGACCCAGCTGACCCGGCAGCTCACCCGCGGGGTTATCCCGGAGTCGGTCTACGTCACCACCCGCGACGAGTTGCTGGCCGAGCAGGCCGCCGCCGCCGCCGCGCTCGCCGAGGCCCAGGCCGCCATCGCAGCCCCCGGGCCCGCCCCCGGCGTCGCCCGCGACGTCCTGCTGGCCTGGGACGAGCTGCCCGCCGCCGACCTGAACGCCGCGCTGCGGGACCTGCTGCGCGTCATCGTCAGCAGGGGACCCTGGCGGCCCTCCGTGGACGTCGTGCCCGCCTGGGAGTAGCTCGACCGTCTCCTACCCGGTTCGGAACGGTGCTGTTCGCCCTGTTCCCCGGCCTGGTCGCCATCGTGACCCTGGCCCAGTGAGGAGACCCCCATGACCGTCCTGACCGTGGTGCTCGCCGCCCTCGTCGACCGCCTGCGGGGGAGTGACGCCGAGCGCGGCGACGTGCCCGGCTGGGTGATGATCACCGTGATGACCGCGGCGCTGGTGCTGGCCATCCTCATCCCGTTCCGCGAGGCCATCGTCGCCGCGGTGCAGAACGCGCTGACCTCGGTCACCAGCGGTGGCGGCTGA